GATTTTAGGCGCTCATGCTGTAACAGGTATGGGCGCTTTTTGTATTTAAAAATGAAAGGAAGTGATTTAATGGGACGAAAAACAGTATACAACAACATAACCACACAGGAACTTTTATCTCAGGTATTAAAAGAGAACACAGAACTGATGAACGACTTTCTGGACTACTTGTCTTCTATTAAAAGAAGTGAGAAGACAATCACCGGATATCGTTCTGACTTAGAAATATTCTTTGTTTGGAACTTACAGAATAACAAAAATAAATACTTCGTTGAATTAACTAAGCGCGAGGTCGCTAAATTCCAAAAGCATTGTCTTGATGATTGGAGTTGGAGCACTAATAGGCTTGCAAGAGTTAAGTCTGCATTAAGCTCAATGAGCAATTACATTGAAAATATTCTGGATGATGAAATAGAGGGATATAGGCCTATAATCCGCAAAATCGAAACTCCTATTAAGGAAAACATTAGAGAAAAGACAATAATAACTGATGAAGAAGTAGATAATCTTCTTGATGAATTAGTAGATAAGAAAAAATATCAGGTTGCGTGTGCTGTGGCTTTAGCTGCAAACTGTGGTTGTCGTATTAGCGAGATTCTTAGATTTAAAGTTTCTTATTTCGATGATGTTAATTTGGTGTTTGATGGTGCACTATATAAAACTCCTGAGCAGATAAAAACAAAGGGTCGATCTGGCGGAAAGATGTTGACTAAGTACATCTTTGTGGATTTTAAAAAGTACTTTGACTTATGGATTAAAGAAAGAAAAGAAAAAGGAATTGAAAGTGAATGGTTATTTGTAAAACCAAGCACTGGAGAACAAATGAATTTGAGTCATTTATACTCATTTACAAATATAATTTCTGGGATACTAGATAAACCTTTTTACTTTCACAGCATGAGACATTATCTTGCAACTAAAATGAAGAAATATAATCTACCAGACGAAGTAATTACTGAATTTTTTGGTTGGTCTAGCAAAGAAATGATCTCCATATACAACGATGCGGATGCTACTGAGGATTTTGGAAAATACTTTACAAAAGATGGGATTGTTGAAACGAAACAAGGAAGCCTTTCAGATATGTAATTCATTATAAAATCCCACTTTGCTTGTAAATCAAAAACAGAATAATATTACTACTTTTACTGCCCTCTCCTTTTGTGTGGCAGTTATTTTTATGCCTAAAAATATGAAAGGGGTGTTACATGGCTGATAAAATTTCACTCATTCTTCAAACCATGATTGATTCATCAAAATTGAAGAGCGAGCAATTACCTAAATTAATCGCCCAGGTAAAAGAACAATATAAATTAAAACTCGGCGTAGATGTAGATGATAAAACCGCGACTAAATACGCAAACCAATTGTTAAAGGTAAAAAATAATCTAAATGAGATAGATAAAATCACCTTTGCAAATCAGATTCAGGCATGGCGCAGAGTAAACTCCGCTGCTGAAAAAGATTTTGGTGGCACTCTTGATAAATTGCTTATTAAGTTGAATGAAGTGGATAGCAAAACTGATTTCGGTAATCTACAAAAACAGTTCAGAGGTATAAAATCTGAGGCTGACGCATTGGGCAAAACCGGAAAGAATTTAGGAGATACATTTTCCGCTGCTGGCCGAAAATTTGGAGAATGGGCAGTTGTTACAGGAAGCATTGCTGCCGTTGTGCAACTTCTTCGCCAAATGCCAAAGAGCGTCATAGAAATTAATACTGCAATGACTAATCTTTATAAGGTTACAGATGAAACAGAATCAAAATATAGAGGTTTTCTTGCTAATGCGAATAAAGATGCCCAAACATTAGGAAGATCTGTATCTAGTTTAGTGGAACAAACTGCTAACTGGGCCAAATTAGGATTAATAAGATAGTCCCCCTATTCAGTGATGATTAGGTAAACAGTTGACTTAAATCGGTGAAACCCTAGAGATAGGCAATACCGAGGGTAATGCTGAAACTTAAAATTTTTAAATATGGCGAGATAATATAAAGAAAGGAGGAGTATATGAAAGAAAATAACTTAACAGATCAGAAGTTCTCACGATGGACTGTTGGAGATAAAATAAAGAAAAAGAGTAGAACTTATTATATATGTACTTGTGAATGTGGAACAGTGAAAGAAGTTGCTGGATATTCATTAAAAAATGGGGATTCAACATCTTGCGGATGTTACCGAAATGAAATGATTGGAAAATCGAGTGCAAAGAACAAGGTTGGTCGAAAGTTTGGAAAATTATTATTAATAGAAAGGCTTCCTAATTACAAGAACAATAAAACATATTATAAATGCTTATGCGATTGTGGCAAGGAAAAGGTTGTATCAGATAGTAATCTTGAAACTAGGCAAACAAAGTCTTGCGGCTGCGATGTCATAAGCGGTATTTCAAGACGTAAGGACATAACAGGTCAGAGGTTTGGAGAACTTGTCGCGCTAGAGATGTTATATGGTTACAAGTGCAAACAAACATATGCAAAATGTTTGTGTGATTGCGGAAACGAGATAATAGTTAGTGTAGGCAATTTAAAAAAGGGAGCTAGTAAATCTTGTGGATGTTTTGAGGCTGCTTCCAGATTCGGACGAAATCACAAAAAAGATTTACAAGGACAAAAATTCGGAATGTTGATGGCTTTAGAAAACTTAGAGACTAGTGAAGATGGTCACGCTATTTGGGATTGCATTTGCGACTGTGGAAATCATACTAAAGTAAAAACAGGCAATCTTATGCGTGGGCACACAAAATCTTGTGGCTGCAATAGATATGAGGCAAACGCACTAGATCTAACAGGAATGCGTTTTGGAAAGTTAACCGCCATAAAAGCTGTTTCTGGTTCGGGAAACAATAAGAGAAAATGGAAATGTAAATGCGATTGTGGAAAAATAAAATACATAGCCACCTCTGATCTCACCACTGAATGCATTCAATCTTGCGGATGTTTATCTGAAAGCAAAATGGAAACTTATATTACAGAGTTATTGACATCTGAAAATATCAAATTCAATAAACAACATAAATTTACTGAGTGCAAACATATACGTCCTCTTCCGTTTGATTTTTATCTTCCTGAGTTCAATATCGCAATCGAATATGATGGTATGCAACATTTTGAACCAATTGAATTTTTTGGTGGACAAGAAGGTTTAGAAATTAGGCAACGAAATGATAGTATAAAAAATAAGTATTGTATTAAAAACAACATTCGTTTGATGCGTTTGCCATATACGCTATCAAAAGATGAATTACAAGAAAAAATTTTAAGTATTAAGAGTCCCGTAACGACCACAGTTATGCAAGTAATTGCATAGCGTATGTCAGCCATCTTTTCAGAAAAGATGAAGATATGGTCTGCTCTGCAAATATAATCTAACAATATAACATTGTAACAAAATTGCAGAACTAGGCAGAAATGACCTAGTCCTTTTTTATTTTTAAAAAAGAGTAACAAAAGGATTCCATCGACCAAAGTGCACAACTTGCAAAGATTTCATCTATTTATTCAAACGTTGGAGAAGTTGATGACGACACCGCTGTCTCTGATATGGTTACCGCATTAAAGGGTTTTAATCTCCAAACCTCAGATAGTATTAAATTGATAGATATTTACAATAAATTAGGTAATGAGTTCGCTGTAACCTCAAAGGGTATTGGAGAAGGTGTTAAAAACTCAGCTTCTGCGTTAGCTTTGCAGGGGAATACCCTTGAACAAACGGTAGCTATGCTTACTGGTGGCGGGGAGATCACTCAAGAAGTTGGGGAGCTAGGAAATATGCTCAAGGTCGCTTCTCTTCGATTAGCTTCCATGAAAGGTAAACTTGAAGAAATTGGTGAAGCCTATGAGGATATTAATAGTGTAAGCAAAAATCAAACTCAAATATATAATCTTACCAAAGGTCAAGTTGATATACTAGATGAACAAAATGGTAAATTAAAAAGTACATACCAGATACTAGAAGAGGTTTCAAAAGCATGGAAAGATGTGAATGATTTAGACAAGTCCACGCTCCTGGAACTCATGTTTGGAAAACAGAGGGCGAATCAAGGCGCTGCTATCCTTACAGCTTTTCAATCTGGACAAATTCAAAAAGCTTTAAGTGCAGCAATGAATGCAGATGGCTCCGCCCAACAGGAGCAAGATCGGTGGGCTGAAAGTTTAGATGCGAAGTTGCAGCAACTAAATGCTTCATTCCAGACATTGTCCAACACAGTTGTAAATTCCGACTTCTTAAAAGTACTTATAGAATCTGGAGCAACATTAAACAATGTATTTACTGAATTAATTCAAAACGTTGGTGTCGTACCAACTCTAGTATCTGGTGCAGGTATTGCATCATTCATAAAAAACTTCGCTTGACTCTGAAATAAGAGTTATAATTAAATTTTTCCGAGGGATTTAGTTGGGCTATCTAGGGGAAGGAAATACCATAATGGCGGTATATACAATTCCTAGAGATGAAAGTTTTAAAATAAAAAGAGGATTAATTGCTTGAAAGTGTAACGCTCACTACTCTTCTATTTATAGAAGAAGCCGAAAAATAAGGCAAATAAGTCAAACGGCTTATACACCGGAGTGAGATTTCTAGGGATAAAAAATAATTCCCGACAGAAGTATAATCACCAACGAAGCAGCTAACCATATCTACGATTAGTCATGGCATATAATCCGATGGTAACAATTGCGAAAGCAATGTCGGGATAAAGTCATAAAAGATATGGAATGTTCAACGAGCACCATTCCTCGCAGTATACAAAAGCCTAATTTTGTGTGCTGTTAATGCATGTTCTATAGTATATAAAATTTACATAAATCAAAAAATGATAATTATTTATAGTGGTGCGTATTATAAATCCGCTTAATACATACGACCAAGACAAAATTGATAACAAAAAGAGAGGGGAATTCATAAGAATTCACCCTCTTGAAGAAGCATAAAATGCCAAGGTCATAAAGACTGATAAATGCTTCAGTTTATTTATATGTAAAAAATGTGGAGATATGCATAAAACATATCCCCACTTGAAAAAGCCGAAGCCAAGAGTCCTAAAAGGACTTGATAAATATATATTACTGTTTCTTATGTTTTAATTATAACTACGTAAGTACATAAAGTCAACTACTTTTTAACAATTTTATCAGCTACTTGACTTTTTATTTCTAAGTGGCTTTGGACATAACGATTGACTTCTGCAATTTTTTCCGCTTTTAACGTACCAATTTTTCTGTTAAGTCTTGCCTTGTCTATTGTTGTAATATCTGTAAATATAATTCTTGACAGGGGTTTGTCAAGCCGGCCAGTTTCCAAGTCGGCATTGGTCAATTGCATTTGATAGTGCGGATTGATTTTACCACCATCACCTTCAATAGGTAAAATAGTCACTTTCTCGCCGTATATATTACTTGACCTTCCCTGTATGACGACGACTAGATGATTCTCGCTTAATTCACTTCCTACATTTTCTGTGATGTTTGCGTTAAAAATATCACCCTTTCTGGTTTTTATAGGATGATATTTTCGAGGATCTGTATCTCTAATCCTTCTATTTTTCGCCGACTCATCGTTCATCGTACATAATAAAGGTATTTGTGACATATACTTTATAATTTTATTCATATTATATCTATTAAATAAATTAATAATATCGACAAATAAATTTTTAAGAATTTTGATATTTTCCATGCGCTACCCCCACCATAATCTTTAGCATGATTATATACCATATTTTTCCATATTTCTACAAGAACATCTATTCGAACAATAAAAAAGAATCTCTGTAGTTATTGAGAGATTCTTTTATCATTCTACCATTCGTATTTACAATTATTGCAGTGAAAAGTCTTCTTTCTCTTATTACCAAGTAGTCCAAACATAACTGCATTGGTAACTTTGGCAGTAGTTGAAATACGGGTTATGTTAGTTGAAGAACATGTGGGACACTTAGGAATGTTCTGTTGTGGCAATGGCTGTTTTCTTTCGACAACTTGACCCTCTGCACATTTATCACAAATCAAGACCTTTTCTCTGTCATTTTCAGCGACAACATAGTTCGTATTACCACACTTCATACATTTAAAATTATACTCGTCTGACATATATATATATCCTCCCAATAATTTATGATAATTATATATTATTATTTACCTTATTGCAACTTAAAGACCTCGGAAATCTTTCTATTGCGAAGAGTATTATAAGTCAGAATGCAGATAGTTTTAGTGCCGTAAGTGAAGCTGTTGAAATTCTTGGAAATAAAAGCAAGATTACAGCACTTAATGTGTCGAAATTAAGCGAAGTACAAAAGGTTCAAATTTTAATTAATCAGGGGTTAAGTAATGAAGAGGCAAAAACTGCTCTATCCACTTCCACCCTATCTGCCACACAAACCACTGCCACAGCAACCACCACAGGATTTGGTACAGCCCTAAAGGGACTTTGGGCAACTATGCTTGCAAATCCATTAATTCTGGTGGTTACCGCTATTACTGCTGGAATCACCGCATGGAACATATACCAGCAATCAGTAGAGAAGACTCGACAAGCGACCGCTGACGCTACATCTACTTTTAATGATACGGCTACCTCTATAAATGATTATGCTGATAAGTATAAGAAATTGCACGACGAATTAACAAATGCAAACACTTCAGAAGAACGTCAGCTTGAAATCAAGAGTAATCTCTTCTCTCTCCAACAAGAATTGAATGATAAGTATGGCGAAGAGTATGGGCGGTTAAATCTTGTAACAGATGCTTACAAAGATCAAACAGAAGCAATATTAGCCATGAATCGTGCATCAGCGAAAAACTATCTTCTTGAAAACCGTAAGGGTATTGATGATGCAACACGTAAGATGGAAAAAGATAGGACATATTCTCTTGGTAGTACCGGATATATGTCTAACGACTATGCACAAGAACTTTATAAGATTGCTTCACAATACACTGATCGAGGTATCGACCTAACTCAGTTTAGTGCTGGTAGTGAAACTGGATACGCAATTAAATTTACAGGTAATGCAGAACAGGCAGATAAGGTAATTCATGATCTTGCCAATCAAATTCAAGATTTAGAAGAAAAATTCAGGGATAATAATTTTGTAAAGAGCTTTTTAGATAATTCCGAAAATGCGTTAAAGGCAAACAATAAAATACTAGATGACTATCAGGATATTTATAATAGTTCACTAATCGCTCAAATCGCAGCAGATGACACATTATCAGAAGGCTATGCGAATGCAACAAATGCTGTAAATAAATACAACGAAGCGATTGCATCTGGTGATGAATCAAAAATATTATCCGCTAGAAAAAACCTTGATAATGTTAAAAGTTCAATTGATCTGACCAGTGATGATTGGAAGCGTTATAGCACGATCATGACTAATGTATTTGATCAGGCTGATACCGGATTATACGACTTTGAAAATTCATTAAAGTCAAATCAAGATGGATTAATGGATTTCGCAAAATCATTGCGTGGAATGTCTAAGGAAGATCTTCTTGCTATAAGTGATGCTGGAGATAATGAAAACTTCAATAAGTTAAAAGAGTCTGCTGACAAGTATGGACTAAGTGTAGAAGACGTTATTACCGTTCTTGAAAGATTGAAAATTGTTCAAAGAGATATTGGCATATTTGGTGAAATAGCATTTACTCCTCTCTCTAAACAAGAGGTAATCTCAGACATTAACTCTCTTTCTGAGGGTTTTGAATCTTTGGACAAAATCATGAAAAGCATTTCAGACAAAGACAATCCGTTTGATTATGCATTGCTTGATGATAAAAAATTCAAGGATAACTTCAATGGTTTGGGCGAAGCATATACAGGCTTCATAGAAAAGGTATCTTCTTCTCCAAAAGATATTAATGTTACAAAGTCTGCCTTTAATGAACTTGTGACTACGTGGATTGACAGTTCTGGTGTATTAAATGGATTAACTAACGAAAACTCTAATCTTGCTACTACTATGCTCCAAAACATGGGCATTGCTAATGCAGAAGAAGTTGTTATGTCAAGATTAGCAATCGTACAGGAACATTTAGCTGCTGAAAAAGCTTACACTGCCGAAGTAAGCAATGACCTTGCTAACGCTACCGCTAGTGAGATCCCAGGTATCATAGATGAGGCAACTCAAAGCGATATAGCGAAAGTAGCACTAGCTGGCCTGGTATTAGAGAAAGAATTTTTTAATGGAAATTCACTCGATACAAGTGGAGATATTGAAAATATTATCTCGCTTGTTGGAGTAATTGGAACTGCTAATACGGCACTCAAAGCTTTAAACACTTTAAAGGCTGGAGGTAGTGTTGGTGGCAACATAGGCGGAAGAGAAGGTTATGAAGCCCTTGTAAGAAATGCAGAAAAAGAAGCTGAAGGTGCAATAAAGGCTGCTTCCGAATATAAGGGTAAGGGTGGAAGCACCAATGCGTCATATAACGGTGGTACTAAAACTAACAAACCAAGCGCCTCTAAGAAAGATAAAAAAGACTTCTCAGAAATATTTGACTGGGTAGAAACTACTATTAAACGGGTAGATGAAAAGATTCAAGGTATCCAAGATAAGATTTCAGATACATCAAACTGGAAACCTAAAAATACTTTAACAGATACAGCTATCGATGAGATGGCAAATAAACTTTCCGCTTTACAGTCTCAGATGGATACATATCAAAAGAAAGCTGATTCATACAACCTATCTCCCACTTATATAGACAAGATTAAAAATGGTACGCTTGAAATTGAGACCATTACTGACGAAGTAATTGCAAACAATATCAAAGGGTATCAGGAATGGTACAATAAAGCTGAAGATGTTCGCAAGAAGATAGATGAAACAAAAAAAACTATGAAAGAACTTGCTCAGACAAAGCTTGATAACATAATCAATGATTTTGACAGTCTTGTTTCGTTAATGAATAAGTACGCTTCATATAGTAATAATCTTTTGAATCTACAAAAGGAATTGGGCGAATCTATTACCAATACAGATTATGAGCGGTTAATTAATCAACAGGAAGCAATTTATAAGCAGTTGCATAGTAAGTATAATTCGCTATCCAATGAATTATCTAAAGCGGTAAGCAAGGGAACAATTGAGGTAGGTTCAAATGAGTGGCGTAAATACAACGAGGAATTAATTGCTGTAAATTCCTCTATGAATGATGCCGTATCTTCTATGAACGATTTTAGAAAAGCTCTAATCAATTTGCCATTTGAGGAATTAGAGAGGATTTCTAGTGCGCTTGATAGAATTAACAATGGAATCAGCACCATGTCTGATCTAATTGGCGACGATGGACTTTTAGATGGAGGGATGCTTACGTCTAAGGGTCTTGCTAAAATTGCACTATTAGGACAGCAGTATACTAACGCCAAACAGCAAGCAGCCGACTATGGAGAAGCCATTAATGCTATCAATGAGATGTACGAAAATGGTTCTCTCACACAAGCTGAATATAACGAAAAACTCAATGAATATACCAATGCTCAATTATCGGCAGTAAAGGCTACAAAAGAAGCTGAACAAGCCATTTTACAGTTCAGATATAATGCAATTCAAGCACAGATTGATGACATGAACGAATTAATCTCTGCCAAGAAAAAGGCATTGCAAACAGAAAAAGATTATCAAGATTATCTTGATGGTATAAACAATAAGCAGACCGACATTAATAACCTGCAAGCAAAAATCGATGAACTATCCCTATCTACCGATAGGAAAGATATTGCCCAGAGATTGCAGTTAGAACAGCAATTATCCGATGCCAAGAAAGATTTGGCTAAGACACAGGCTGATTATGCTTATGATAAAACCATTGAAAACCTTGATAAACAAGCATCTGATTATGAGGACGCAAAGAAAAAAGAGCTAGATGAACTCAAGTCTAGTACTGATGCACAGAAGAAAGTAATCGAAGAATATCTTGGACAAGTAAAGGATAACTACAAGACTGTATACAACACTCTAACCAAGTATGGAACCGATTATAATGTTACTATGACTAGTGAGCTAACTTCTCCATGGGAGTCTGCCAACAGCGCCGTATCTACTTTTAAAGATGCTGTAAGTGACGCTATATCGCAAATTAATATAGATATCGCAAATATTGATTTGTCAAGGCTTACAGAATTGGTAAGTACCATGCGAGGATTCTCTGCCGGTGGAAATGGTACAGCTTCATTTGAAGATATCACTGGTTCCGGAACGTGGCAAAAGAATTCTAATGGCTGGTGGTACGGAGCTTCTAATGATGATTATGCTTCTGACGGAATCTACACCATCGGAGGTAAGCAGTACGGCTTCAATGAAGATGGCTATATGAAAGCTGGCTGGGACGATAGCAATGGTGACTGGCGGTATTTTGAGCCTGAGAATGGTCAGATGGTTAAATCTGCATGGAGAAAGTCTAAAGATGGTAAAGACTACTATCTGAAATCTGATGGAACTATGGCTACAGATATGGCTATCAAATTGAAAGACAGTAATGGGTATTATTATGTTGATGACAGTGGTGTATGGGACGGAAAAACAATATCCTATGATGATGTGAAAAAGAGAAATATCACTGTTGGATATAAAAGTGGCACTAGCAATTCTAAGCCTGGATTAAAATATGTTAACGAAGATGGGCCAGAATTGATTGTTGCTAAAAACGGTACTGTTCTCAATTCAGTAGGTGGAGATACCATCTTTACAAAGAGTATGACTGATAAGCTATGGGATTTTGCTATTGATCCAAGCAAGTTTGTGTTGTCAAATATGCCGAAGTATGATTATAAGGCAATGGCTATGGCTAATCGAAATAACGTCTCTATGAATATCGATAGTCCGCTACTTGTAGTACAGGGTAACGCAGATAAAGAAGTATTAACTCAAATGAATGAAAGACTAAATGCTTTCATTAACAAAGAAATACCGCAGAAAATGATGGAAATGTCAAAACAACATTAGCATGAGGGGCATCTTAATTGATGCTCCTCTTTATTATAATTGCGAATATCTAGAGTCAATTTATTGGCTCTTTTATTATACCAAAAAAACAAATTGGAAGGAGGTTTTAAATTGCATAGTCTATTTACATTTGGTGAAAACAGCAGCGATGAATTTGGAGTAATTGCGGTATATTTCGAAAATAATAAATATCAAGGGTTATACAGTGGTCAGTCTACAGAATTAGTAACCGATAAATCTGCGCAATCTTTAGAATGGGAAATCATATCGCAGAATTATGATAAACCAATGGAATTTACATTTCAAATCATTAATTCTGATGGGTCTCCTATAAGCCAGGAGCAGCAACGTGCAATATCTAAATGGCTATGTAAACGAGGTGAGTATAATTGGCTATTCATTCAAGACGAATACTATTCTGATATATGGCTGCATTGTAATATCAACCATCCGCAAGTGTGGGCAGTAAATGACACAGTGGGTATGCAATTTACAGTAACCACCTCTTCTGCTATAGCTTTTTCGGAGGAGCATGAATACTACTTCTCTCTCACTGACAATAATAAAATCATTGATGACCTATATATAGTCAACGACGAGGAGATTCATATATTTCCGTATATAGAAATTACTATGTTGGAATCAGGTAATCTTAAAATAAATAATAATCAAGAAGTCGATTCTGAGTATGTAATGAAAATTAACAATGTAAGTGTCGGTGAAAGTATTGCGTTAACTCCAGATGGCATAATCTCCTCTTCTATCTCCGGCCATGATGTACTAAACGATTCTAATTTGAAATGGTTAAGATTTTATGATGGTGGCAATGTACTTACATTTAATCTTGCTTGTGAAGGAGTGGTTAAATATAGAGAATATCGAAAGTTGGTGGCGTTTTAATGGTTAAATTTGATGCTTACAGAAAACCTGTAATTCCAAGAGTCTTCTTGGCTTATCCAAATAAAAAACTAATATGTCAGCTTAATGCCAAAAGTAAAAGTTCAGTATTATATATTGTAGGTGTCTCACAGTTTAAGTTCTCTATCTATAAATATCATGAGAAAATTGAAAACCAAGGATTTGACAATATTTCGGTTGGAAAATACATATGGTTGGAGGATATCGGCTGGTACAGAATTACAGATATTAGTCGTAAAGACAGTGGAACTAATCCATATCTCGAAATAACTTGCTATGATTTAACTTACGAACTCAAGCAGACGTATCTTACATCATTTGGTTCTATGGGAACCGAAGATGATGAACAAGGCGGACTTGATCGATACGCCTTATATGATGCCAACGATGTTACGCATAGCATTGCTCACATTTTTATGGACAAAAATCCTGGTTGGAAATTCAAATTTATTGACCCGGAGATATCAAAGAATCGTCGTAGTTTTGACAACGATAGTGTCACTTCATATGACTTTCTTACTGGTGATGTATCAGACACGTTTGAATGTATCTTTGTGTTCGACAGTAATGACCGAAGTGTAAGTGCATATAAAGCTGAAAACATTGGGAAAGAAGTTCCTATCGCCCTATCGTTCATGAATCTCATTAAGGAACTAAATATCACATGGAATGAAAATGATATTAAAACTGTTTTAAATGTGACTGGTGGCAATGATGCAAGCGGTACTGCTCTGTCTATTGCTTCTGTAAATCCTGCTGGTAATAATTATGTAAGTAATTTCAGCTATTTCTATAATGATATGAGTAAGGCTTTAAAAGAAAAGCTGGAAGAATATTATCGGCTAATGGATAATAATAAAGGTTTAATTACCACTGCTCTATCACAGTTAAAGACTTTACAAGATGGATTGGATAGTTTATATAATATAATGCCATCTGATGAGTCAAGTACAGATTGGAAGCAATATGGTCTTGTTGGATTAAAAGCAAAGGCAAATACATACAAGGAACAAATGTCTGTGTTGACTGATATAAAAAATGCAGATCCGGTGGCCCAGGCACAATACAATAACTACAACACTCTTTGGAATGCTGTTAATAATGAAATCGCAGTCAGACAGTCACAGATAACAACTAAAGAAAATCAGATCAAAGCAAAGCAAACCGAAGTGTTTTCTTATGTAGTTAGAATTGATGATGTACTTGGCGAAGAATTATATCAGGAATTGCAACCATTTGTCAGAGAAGATAATTTATGTGATAACTCCTATATCGCCACTCCAAGTATGACTGAATCTGATATATTGGAAATGAAACAGGATTTGTATAAACATGGTATTGATGAACTGAATAAGGTATGCTACCCTCAATTTGATATGGAAGTTACTTCTATTAACTTTCCAGTACTGTTTAAATACAAAGAGTGGACAGATCAACTTGATCTGGGAGACATTCTTGCAATCAAATATTCTGACGAAGAATTTATAAAAGCTAGACTTCTTAAAATGGAAATTGATTGGGAAGATTTTAGTAAATTCAAGCTTACATTCAGCTCAAAGTCAAGCATAACAGGCGGTTGGTTTGATTTTGTAGCCATGCAGAAACTTGTAGATAAGACAAGCACTTCTCTTAGTTACAACACCTCTGGTTGGAATCAAGCGTCGAAACAAGCAAATGAAGCCTTTTATAGCACTCAGAAAGAATTCCTTGACTTAAGTAATCAGCAGATTGAAAGCAACGGAAAGAATCAGGAAGTGCTTATTGATAGCACCGGTATTTTATTGAAAAAATGGCTACCTGACTTAAATAAATATGCTCCTGAAAAACTTTGGATTACCAATCGTCAGATATTATTATTTGAGGAACCAGATGGGACTAACCTTCGTGAACCAAAGCTTGCTATAGGTAAAGTGTATGTGACTAATAATGGTAAAACAACATCATACTACGGCATTTCTGCAGATGTAATCTATGGTGGATTATTTATAGGGGAAGCTCTTAAAATACAGAATAAGAATAACACTCTCACTCTTGATGAAAATGGTTTTATTGCTTCTGCAACAAATGGTTTCAAGGTGCAAATTAATCCAGATAATCCTAGTCAGATATTTAATATATCTAAAAGTGGTACGAGCCTACTATATATAGATGCCGTAAAAGACAAACTTATATTTAAAGGTCGTGCTGAAATTGATGAAGGATTAATTGGTGGCTGGACTATAACCGCAAATAGACTGTTTTCTGGTGGCGTCGGCATGTCTTCCGATGTTAATACCGGAGCTGTGTCATTCTGGGCCGGTAATTCTAACGCCATTTCTGCTCCATTTAGGGTGACGAACCAAGGTAAATTAGTTGCTTCTGACGCTGATATATCTGGTAGAATTACAGCTACTTCAGGTAAAATTGGTGGCTATACTATAGATGGAAATGTGCTGAGAGGTACTGTAAACTCTTATATCGTCGGAGGTAGAATAAGTATCAACGACGACTTTTTTTACGTTGCTGATGATGAAATTAACCTTGGAGATTTTGTTGTTACCTATACAAACAGGGCTTTACTTATGTCATCAGATGAATATACGGGAATGTCCGCAAGAACTTCTACAAGTAGATTTGCTATGTGGGCTGGATATTCAGGGGGAAGCGCAAGCAATATAAGTAACTATGTGTTTGCTGTTGATGGCAATTATGTTTATGCAGAGGACATTAAAATTACTGGTAGCGCATGGTGGGCAGGTTGGACACTTACCGAAACATTAATTAGAGCATATCAAAGACTAGATGATTTACAAGATCAAATTGATGACTTAGACACTTCTGGCATGTGACATTGACAGTATAAAATTGAGATGATATTATATTTATAAACAGTTTGATTGTTTTTATGTAATTAAGTATAATATTATGCCAAGGAGGTTCTTAAATGAAAAAATTATCTTTATTAATTACTATTGGTGTATTTTCAATATATTCACTCACAAATGTTTTTGCGGGTGAATGGAAAAACGAAAATGATAAATGGAGATACCAAGAAGATGATGATACTTATCCCATCAATTCGTGGAAAGAAATCAATGGTAAATGGTACTATTTTAACGAAGGGGGATATATGTTATCAGATACGAAAACTCCAGATGGATATACAGTGGCGGAATCAGGTGAATGGATTGATACTATGAAAAACTCAACGGTTACGGCTGATAAAAAATATGTGTTTGAAGAAGGAGGCATGTGGATTAGCAAAGGTAAGATTCCCGAAGGAGATTATGTTTACTATCCAACACTTTCTACAAAAGATCCTGTTGTGATTGGTTCATCAAGTATAACTGATGATTTTAACTATATTAAATTGCATATGGAAGATTTTCTCAATCCGGGCACATACGTTCCCGTTGCAAGCATAGGACAACTAGACATAAGTGGGGACGGCGTTTTTTGCGTTGGTAAAGATGTTAAAGCCGGAACATACAATTTAACCCCTATAGATTACGATGGTTCAAAATTGGTGATTCCCATGTGTATAGTATTCAATACAATTCCATCAAACAAAGATAATGTTTCTCCTGAAAAAAATATTAATCAAAAATTGTATATAGGTAAAAAAAGAAATAATATTGTAACGGTTGTTGACGGACAATATATTCAAATTATTGACGCGTCCGCAGACTTTGTAAGACCATAAGAATCTATTCAAGAGTAGGACTAATCTCCTACTCTTTATTATTATTAAAATTGAATTTAGGAGGAATTTTTCAATTTGAAATTACCATTAAATATAGTTTATGAAGCCACATGTATGTTATTACAAATTAAATCTCTAAGATTAGGACTAAAAGTTGATTATTGGTGTAATAAGAATATAAAACTCTTTGCTGATGAATACAACTTTTACCTTGAGCAACTTAATGATATCTACTCTCGCTATTGTAATAAGGACAACACCGGACAGTATGCGAAATTAAATGATAATGGCGGTATTGAGTTTAATTTCAAACCAGATATAAACATTAATGACTTTGAAAAGGAAATGAATGATGTCATGTATATGCCAAGCGACGAGTTTAAGCCGTATATCATGAACGAAGAAGTATTTAATAATTTACCAAATATCGAGTCCGGTAAGTTTAATATTGACTTACTGGCTTTTTTATTGCCCGAATAAGGGTAGAAAATCACCAATAGAAGGGAGGTTTCAACTTGATATCTTATAAATCTATAAGAGCCGATGTATCACAAGAAATGAGTTATGTATATGAGAAGGTTAAGCAGTATGATAATCTTTCTCGTAAATACAGGATAATGATTACAGATAAGGGCAACATGGTTTCATTGAAAGGAAACGAAGCTATTAGAATACGAATGTGGGCCGATGGTGAGTCAGCCCCATACATTGATGACTGGCTTGATGAGCCATGGGAAAACGGATATCCTATTTTAATTATGACAAGCAGAATGCTTTCAAAAGTAGGTAAGGTGAAATACGAATTTGTCATCCAAGAACCTGGTAGTCCTGCTGTTATCTCCACAAGGCAGCAGAATTTATTAATTCAAAAGTCATTAATAGATTATGACGGAATAATTGCAAGCGAAGACTTTGATGTACTATCTCATCTTATCGGGCAGGCAACAACAATACCTGATCTCATAAATGATATAAATGTAAGTCTGGAAGATGTATCAAATAAAATATCAGAAGTAAATTCCACTATGGCTGAATACGAGCGACAAATGCAAACATACGCCACTGAGTATGAAGAAATGAAAACTGATATGCAGGATGTTATAGACGCATTGCATATATACATGGATAATGTCGAAAACGCAGCAGCTAGTAGTGCAACGCTATCTAGAAGTTGGGCTGTTGGAAATACTAATTCGAGAGATGGAGAAGATGCAAATAATTCAAAATATTATAGTGATCAGTCAAAAACATATTCAGAAGCATCTAAGG